TCACTACTTAAATTTCCTTCTCTAGAGAGGTCTGAAAGAAATGTTTTTATATTTATAAATACTTCATATCTTCTATCAAATAACTCATTCTTTAGTCGATTTTGATTGGTTTTCCATTGAACATATGCGATTAATAATCCAATAGCAGCAATTATTGGGAGTGATATAGCGGAGGTTATATCTATCCAGGTAGGCTCACATCTCATGGTTTTGGTCATCAAAAATTAACGATTATACACCTGTCCGGTTTTCTCCCTAAAAACCGGACAAACATTCTGGCATAGTCCGTCGCATGGCAATAGACATCGACAACGGATTACCCAATCCCGAAAACAGAACCACCCTAGAACACTACACCTACTGGATACGTGTCGAGGTCGCCGTGGGTGCCGGACAGCAAATCTCAGTTAATGGACGCAGCCTCACCCAGGCCGATGAAGCCTGGATAACAACCCGCCGCAAAGAATACGAAAACAAGCTGGCATCAGAAGCGGCAAAAGCTTCTGGTTTACCGTCTGGCCCGGTGTACCTGGGGTAAATGATGGATTCACAACTGGCACTCGATAATCAATCACCTGACCTGGCTGGCATAGAGCAACTGCCAACATTGGCGGCCAGTGCTCATGATGCGGCGTCACTCAGTGACCGTGCAATCGGTGACTGGAATCCCCTGCCAGCATCACCAGATATAGATTTGATTGAAGAGCTTGTCACGATGGTGGGTCGCTCTCGTGACCTTGACCGCAATAACGGCATAGCTTCTGGCGCAGAACAAACCCACAAAGATAATATTATTGGTTCCAGCCTGCGCCTAAGTGCGAAACCAGATTATAAATTGTTGGGTAAAACTATCGACTGGGCGCAGGAATGGGCAGACAACACAGAAGCACAATTTAGAAGCTGGGCAGAAACCACAGAATGTGATGCCGGTGGCGAACTCAATCTACTGGGTTTAACTCAGCAAATGTTTTCCGGTGCTTTTACCAATGGTGATGGACTGGCGTTACCGCTCTGGAAGCCCCTGCCAGCTACGCGATGGGCAACTCGATTACAGGTCATGGAGTCTGACAGACTCGACACACCTTCAGGCATGGAACAGAAAAAGAACCTGAGTGGTGGCGTACAGCATGACCAGCACGGTCGGCCTATCGAATACTGGATCATGAAAAACCATCCGGGTGAAAAATACGGATTTGTGTATGCCGGGGCCGATGAGTACCAGCGCATTCCCGCTTTCACCGATTGGGGTCGTCGTCGTGTTATTCACCTGCATGATAAAAAACGTGCCGGAGCAAGTCGTGGAAAGCCATTAATTTCATCGGTTATGCGTGAATTTAAAATGGCTGGTAAGTACACCGTTACCGAACTGCAAACCGCTATTGCAAATTCACTGATTGCTGCCGTGCTGGAATCTGATCTCGATCAGGAAACTATGAACAGTATTTTCGGTGAAAATGCCGAGAAAAAATACAACGAATTTTTAGGTGGATACAAACCCAGGCTATCCGGTGGTGCCGTATTAAAAACACCACCAGGCACAAAAATGCACCTGCTTAATGCCGGGCGCAATAACTCTGCTTATGACTCATTCATGCAGAGTCTACATCGCAATATGGCAGTTGGTTTAAATATTCCATACGAACTGTTGATGAAGGACTTTTCAAACGTCAATTATTCATCAGGACGCATGGCATTGCTCGAAGCCTGGCGTTATTTCTGGGGCCGTCGTCGCTGGATATCTGATTACTGGTTGAACGTTGTTTATGAATTATGGCTAGAAGAAGCCATTAACCTGGGCAGAGTCGAAGCACCAGATTATTACGACAATAAATATGCCTATTTACGCTGCCGCTGGATCATGTCCGGACGTGGTTGGGTTGACCCAGTTAAGGAAGCCAATGCGGCGAAAATCAGAATGGATATTGGTGTGTCTACTCTGGAAAACGAATGCGCGGAACAGGGTCTGGACTGGCGCGAAACTTTAGAACAGCGCAAGTTTGAAAACGATTATGCGCAAGAACTTGGTTTGCCGAGTGTGCATGAAGTTGAGTATGCGCCGGATGTTTCTCGGGAAACAGATCAAGATAAATCAGATGATGAAGAAAAAACCAAAAAAGAGGAATCGGCTAATGCCTGAAGTTGAACAATTTAAGTATCAACTTATCCAAGGCTTGCTTTACGACACGCCTTTGATGATAGCACCTGGTAAAGCAGAAATTCTGCATAATGTTATTCAGGGTTACTCAATGGGTAAGCCACCAGAAGTTGATGCTGCTGCATTTCCAAGCAATACAGAGCGTAAGCCGTACCAGATGACCACGAGTGGAATTGCTGTTATCTCTGTCATGGGCTCACTAACACATCGTGCTGGTTTTCTGGATGCGCTGTCGGGTATGACCAGCTATAGCCGGTTGGCCAGTCAATTACGCAAAGCTGAAAAAGATCAAGACGTTAAAGCAATCTTGCTCGATGTCGATTCGCCGGGTGGATCTGTCTCTGGATTGTTTGACCTGGCTGCAGAAATAAAACGTATAGATTCTGTAAAAACTGTTTGGGCTCTTAGTAATGAAAGCATGTTCAGTGCTGCTTACGCAATAGGTGCCAGTGCTAGCAGAATCATTGCACCAGAAACCGCTATGGTCGGTTCAATAGGCGTCATCATGATGCACCTGGACCAAAGCAAAGCACATGCAAAAGCCGGTAAAAAATACACGCCAATCTATGCAGGCCATCACAAAATTGATGGCAGCAGTCATGCGCCTTTAAGTAAACAGGCACAAGGCACTTATCAAAATATTGTCGATCAAAATTACGATATCTTTGTTCGTCATGTTGCAAGTGGTCGCACTAGCATGAGTGAGCAAGATGTTATCGATACACAAGCCCAAATTTACACTGCTAAGGATGCTATGGACGTTGGTTTAATAGACCAGATTGCCTCGCATGATGAAGCGCTTAACCTACTGGAAGCGGAAATACAGCAACCAGTTTTATCAACACTGGCAACAGCCAGTAAATCACCGGAGACAATTATGTCTGAAAAAGAAACGGGCATAACGTCCGTCATTTCACAGGCCGATCTCGACTCTGCTGTTGCCAACGCAAAAGCAGAAGGTCACGAGACTGGTCTACAAGCTGGACGCGAAGCGGAGCAAACCCGCATCAACTCTATTCTTAAACTCGACTCAGCCAAAGGCAAGATCGATGCAACGCTATCAGCTGCAATCGAAAACGGTCTTGAAGCTGAAGCTGCAGACAAATTTCTGGTTGCAGTACCGGCAAAAGCAACAAATGGTTTCACCGCCGCAATGGATGCCCTGGGTAATCCAGAGATCGGTGTTGATACCGGTGAAGGATCCGAATTAACCGATGATCAGTTAGCTGCGAAAGTAGTTTCACTGGTCCAGTCATAAGGGGGAATAACTCATGTCTGAATTTACATCAACAATCTATTCACCAGATCGCCTGGTGGGTAATAACGCTCATCTGCTGGTTGGGCAAAAAGTCACTATTTTAACCGGTCAGGTTTTAAGTCGTGGCGCATTGCTTGGCAAGATTACTGCATCCGGTAAGCATATTTTAAGCCTGTCTGCTGCTGGTGATGGTTCACAAACAGCCGATTTAATTCTGGCTGAAGATGTCGATGCAACGGCGGCTGATGTGGTAACACTAGCATACAGCCGTGGTGACTTTGACGAGTCCGCTGTCACTTATGGCACTGGCCACACTGCGGACAGCGTCCGTGAAACCCTGCGTGGAAAAGGCATTGTGCTTGTTCCATCTGTTAGCGCATAACTGGAGATAATAACAATGGATATCTTTTCTACAAACGTACTGGCGAAAGTGGTTGAACTCATGAACCGCCCGTCATCATTTTTACTCGATACCTATTTTCCTTCGGTGCAAGTTCACGCAACGGAGGAAATTAACTTCGATGTAGTCACGACAGCTCGACGCCTTGCGCCATTAGTGTCGGCAGTTGTTGAAGGTCAAATCGTACAGGAAACCGGCATGGTCGCTAAAAGCGTTAAACCTGCCTATGTTAAACCTCGTACACCGTTGGCACCATCAGGCGCGTTAAAGCGTATGGCAGGTGAGCAAATAGGCGGAACGCTGTCACCAGCAGACCGTCAAATGGCGCGTATTGCAGCGACTATTGCAGACCATATCGGCCAGATTACTCGTCGTAAGGAATGGATGGCAGCTTCTGCCCTGCGTACCGGTGCTATTACCCTGTCTGGTGATAAATTTCCCACGCAAAATATCGACTTTGGTCGTAATGCTGCATTAAGTGTTACGCTGGCTGGTGCCACTGCCTGGGGTGCTGCCGGGGTTAACCCATTGGCTAATCTACGCGCCTGGGCTTTGTTAGTGCTTAAAAATGGTGGGGTCGGTGTGACTGATATCACA